ACTCGCACAAAAAGCCATCCTCGGCTGGATGGCCAACGTCGCCCACTACAAAACCACCACCCCCGCCTGCGGCTTCCACTGGGGCGACCTCTACAACCGCGCCCTCGACCTAAGCGACACCGACCTGCTGCACGAGGCCTACAACTACAGCGAGCGCCCCGGCACCACAGCCCACGACCTCATGCCAGCCGCCCTACACCTCCACGGACCAGCGCAACTCGAATCCGCTGGAACGCTCGACCACAAACAACTCCTCCACTTGGTCTGCAGAAGCTGGGAAGCCAGCCTCCTAAGCCAGTAGCAGATAGCGCTTCATTTTTCGCTGCGCCTGATCTACCACCTGTCTTGCCCGCTCCCTACTTACCCCGATAGTTTTCCCCAAATCAACAAAAGTCTCTTCAGGTCTGCCGTGGAGCCCCCACCTGCGCTGCACAAAATCCCGCTCTTTAGGTGTCAACACACCTAAGGCCGACTCCAGCGCAACCAGTGTTTCCTGCATTTCCGTATGCTCCATCGCCACCGTCCCATCAGGATCTCGTGGATCGCTAATCATTTCCACAACCGCACTCCCTTCCCCGGCCATCATCAGAGCATCCAAGGAAGTCACATACTTACCCCGATCCAGGTACATCCTGACTTCCTCCACCGGCAAATCAAAAGCCGTAGCCATCTCTTCAGTAGTGGGCATCCGCCTCAACTCCTGACTCAGCTCCCGCACCTTCTTATTCCAGTTGCTCGCCATGTCCGATACCTTCCCAGGCAACCGGATCGACCTTTCCTTCGCCGCAATCCCTCGAATCATTGCCTGCCGAATCCACCAGTAGGCATAGGTCGAAAACTTGTAGCCCCTACTCGGATCAAACTTCCGCACCGCCGTCATCAACCCAATATTCCCCTCCTGCACCAAGTCCATCAAATCCATGTGCTCCAGCACCCCCGCATACTTTTTCGACACCGACACCACCAACCTCAAATTCGACCGCACAAACCGCTGCAACGCCCGCTCCCCCACACGCACCTCCTTTAGCTGCTGGGGCGTCAACTCCGTCCCCTCCCCCTGGAGCGCAAGCATCCGCTGCACCTTCCGTCCCAGGTCAATCTCCTGCTCCGGAGTCAGCAAAGGCACCGTGCCAATGCTGTTCAAGTAAGTATCAATCCCTGTCCGTGCCATTGTGGTTGTGTAGTTTTGTTAACAGTTCGGCGCCCCCATTAAAGGAGCACTGGAGCGCAGCAGCGCGAAGTGCCGCCTCCATGCGCTCCTCCGCGTGGAGCGTCTTGCCAGCCAAGCGATGATCCCAGTAGGCATCCATCGCCACGCGAATAATGTCGCGGCTCATGCCGCCACTTTGCTTGGCATCACAGTGAGGTCGCCGTTGTAGTTACCAGTCACCGCGTAGCTCAGGTCCGGCACCTGGGACATCCGGCTAAACACCATCTGCCCAATCCGCATCCCAGGCCACAACGGAATCGGGTGGAACTTCCGCAGCGAATGAAGCTCCATCGTCAGCCGACTGTGATTCCACCCTGGATCGCAAAATCCGCAGAGGCTATGGCTGATCCCAGACCGCCCCCGGCTGCTTTTCAAGATGAACTGGGCCGCCAAATCCTCCGGCAGGTGGAACACCTCAACCGTCTCTGCCAGCACAAACTCGCCCGGCTTCAACAGGTACGGATGCTCCCTGCACCGATCTGCAATCCCAAATCGCTGCAACTCCAAATCGTGGGGCGTCTCCACCATCAGCTGGCTTCCCAGCCTCACGTCCAGCGAAGCCGGTCCCACCAGTTTTGGATCAAAAGGATCCACCATCCCGGCCCGGCAGTAGGCCGCGATCTCGACGTCACTCAAAATCATGTCAATCGTTGGTTGCAGAGGGCTTTTCGTATTCGCGGAACAGCTCCGCCAGCGCCAGCACGTGGGACGCAAACGCCACCATGTTGCTCGCGTTCTGTTTGTTAATCGGTGCCCGCGGAAACGAATCCGCCCACCACTCCTGGAGCGCCAGCTCAATCTGCACGTCAGTCATCACAGCGCCGGCTCCTCATTAAGGCTTGCGGCTTTCTCGTTTACCGCGGCCCACTCCTGATAAAGCCCCGTGTAAGTGCTGTGGAACGGATGGTCCGCCCGGTCCCGTCCAGCACTTCTGTACAACTGCTCCAAGAACTCGTACTTGGCTTGCTCCTGGCTTGGATGGCAGTCCTTCATACTCGGGCACCTTTGTAAGCGTTCCAGCTTGACGGATAGTCAGCCTCTTCGGCGACGTGTATCCACGCAGCTTCCTTAAAGAATTGTGTCGCCAGCCGCGCCACCTGCGCAGCCTTCTCATGCGTCACCCACGACCCAGCATCTTCCACCTGGTCCGTAAGCAAAATCCCAGGCCCGCCCGAGCTGTAGCTCGCAGCAATCCACCGATCTCCAACCTTGACCGAGTAGCGCGTCACCGCTGCCACCTTCAAACAACGAGACTACCCTAATAGACGAGAAGCCCTTTTAACCGTTTCTGTAACAATCCACAAGTGAGTCTCATGAGTCCAACTCCTTGGAACGCATGCGACCTTGCACTCTCCGTCGTACCGACTCAGCCCACAACGCGGCATCTGCTTTTTCCGCCGCCTTGTACTCAGATGAGGGCAACGCTGCCTGCAACCCCTGGTAAATTAACTCCCGAATCAGCACTGTAACTTTTTTACCCTGCTCTCCTGCCATCCGCTCCAGCAGCGTGTATCGGTTCACATCCAGCAGCAACTGGCAGTACCACTTGTGGCCTTGGCGAACGGGCATAAACCTGGAACGATCTCACCGTTAGTCTAACAGGAGAACGCTACCCTGTTAGCTCATCACCAGCGCACATCGTCATCCACCTGCTTCTTCCACGCCCCAGCCTGAGCCCTTCTAGCGGAACCCCGCTGCTTGGCGCACCCCTTCCTGACGTCCCAGGCCCACTCAAGAAACATGGCTGCCCGCTGCAGATCTGCGGTGTTAGCCCGCTGGATCGCCTCAGACAGCCGCCGCATCACAATTTGCCTCCCGGTTTGGCTTTGCATAGACTGGTCTTCACCAAAGCGGGGCTAGGGCTATGCAGAAAAACTATAAGGCTCTAGCCACAGCAATCGAACGCTACGCCCGCCAAAACATCCCCGAACGCGCCAAGGCCTTCGGGGAATTCATGTACCACGCCGAACTGCTCCGCAAAGGCCACTTTAACATCCACCGCCAAGACCTGACCTTCCTGTCCTCCAAGTACCAGAAGATCATCCAGGAACTCCGCGTGGACCGCACCTAGTCCGCCAAGTCCCACTGCTGAGCTTTATTGACACGAACCACCTGGTAGTCCGGGTAAAACTCCAAGGCGCTGTACAGAACCTGCTTGGTGGTGTCGCCCACAAACGACACCGATTCCACCATCCCCTCCTTGGAGCGCATCGTCACCACGTAGACGTCCGTCATTTCGCCGTATCCCAGCTGTCACCTATACCGGCTTCCGCCAGCGCTGGTACGTCCCCAAGCCATTCACGCTCAGCATCTTGCATGGTGGCCGTAAGGATCTCAGCCCACTCCTCGGCCTTGTCCTCCCGAACCAGCACGATGCACTCGTCATGCACCACGCCGGCAAGCTTCACCACGTCTTCTGTCGCCTTGTACAACTTCGGCCATAGCTTCCCCAACGCCCGCTTCATCACCGCCGCCCCAGCCCCCTGAATCGGCGTATTGCATCGAGTAGTCAGCTTGTTCTGTTCCCCCGGCAAAAAGCGCCGCAGACTCGAGTTGCGAATCCACACCGCAGCATTGCTCCCACTGGAACGATTCGCCGCATCCGCCGCCTGCCGCTGCCACTTGTGAATCCCGATGTAAGCCGCGTGGAACTTGTCGCGGATCACCCCCGCCTCCTCCATGCTCATCTGAATCCCAGTAGCTCCAGCATAGTTTCGCAACCCTCTAGCACCAGAGCCAAACAGAAGCCCAAAGTTCGCACTCTTCGCAATCTGCCGCTGCTCCTTGGTGACCTCCTCCTCACCCACCCCATAAATCTGCATGGCAGTCAGGGTGTGCAGGTCCTTGTCCTCCTGGAACGCCCGGATCATTAGCTCGTCCTGCGCCTCAGCCGCAGCCAAGCGCAACTCCATCTGTGCATAGTCCGCCACCACCAGCTTCCACCCCTGGGGCGCATGCACACAAGCACGAAACCGCTGATCCCGCGGAACCTGCTGCAAGTTGGGACTCATGCAACTCATCCGGCCAGTGTCTGCCCCCATCTGCAGGTAGCTGGCACGAATAAACCCATCGCTGCAGTGAAATTTGAGGAGCGACTCAACCATCTGCCGCCGCTTCTCCACCCGCTTCCACGACAGGTACTTAGAAATGATCGGGTGGTCCGCAGCGTATTCCCGCAGCGCCGCCTTACTGGCACTCGGCTTCCCGTCAGGCCCCACCGGCACCTCCCCAAGCAACGTCGTAAACATCGCCTTCAGCTGGTGCGGCGAATTGATATTGAACCCCGCCGGCTTCTTAGTACCAGTCCGCACAGACCCTTCCGCCTTATCCCTCAGGTTGAGCGAGCCATCAGGATCACGGGGCAGCTTCCCACTTTCCGGCAGCGCCTCATCCAGCTCCACAATGAACTGCTCCCCCAACCGCTGGTTATCCCCCTCCAGCTCATCCCGCAACTCCTCCAGCATCTGCTTGTCAAACGGCAGCCCAGTCCGCCACAACTGCGCCATAGCAGGCAACGCCGCACACTCCAAGTACCAGGCCGTGTGCAACCCCCCATCCGCCATCCGATGCTGGATCGGCTGGTACAGCTCACTCAACAACTGCACGTCATAAGCCGCGTACTCAATCTGCTCCGCCCTCAGCTCTGGCACGCTCCAGTCGCTGCGCTGCTCCTCCTTACTGATCTCCTTCCCTAAGTACCGCTTGACCACCGGCTGCAGACCGTTCTTGATATTGGGCAGCCCATTGGTCAGCACCCTGCTGGCCAACATCGTGCAAAGCACCCGCCCCTTGGGATAGATGCAGTGCTCCTGCAACCACCCCAAATCAAACACAGCGTTGTGGGCCACCCACTCCCGCTCCACATCAAAGAACTCCTCGAGCACCACCCAGTCGTCACCCTTGAAATCCCAGCAATCAAGCACCACCGGCGGCGCCTGGAACGTAGCCAACTGCAATAACCGCAGCCCCCCAAAAACCGGCTGCAGCCCCGTCGTCTCACAGTCAAAGAAAATAGTCTCCGCCTCGCACAGCGACGGCAGATGCTTAAGACCCTTCAAGTACGTCATTTGCTTTCGTCAAATTCGTCGGAAATAGCCAGCTTGGCAATGTACCAATCAGCCTTAAGCAGCGATTCATTACCACCCTTGTGCCGCTCGCGCCAAATGTATTTAAGGGCATTACCTTTGCAGTAGCCCCTAAACTCTTCCTCAGTCAAAGCAGCGCGAATCGCATCAATACATTCGATCCCGCCCTGCCTGTAGTGGGGCGGAAAATTTACAAGGTCAGTCATTAGAAATCACCTCCCAGGTGTCAATACGCCCTGAGATCAACCTAACCATCTCTTTGTCTGTCGCTGGCACGGTGTCGTCATCACAAAAGAGGAAGGAGCCTCGGCACAAGGCAGGCCCCCACTCAGGCGGATCAAGTTCACTCTGCTGGCGCGTAAGCACGACACCATCAACCAAAGCCTCGACAACAAGACGGTCCCCATCAAAACAAAGATCGCGGATTTCAATAATGTCACTCATTGCTTTACTCCGTTAAGAACTCCATAGTTCTGGTTGACCCTTTCCTCCTCAAAGTCCATCCAAACTTTCCAGCTGGAGTCAAGATACTCTTCCAGCTCCAGCAAGACTTTGAGCTGGCGCTTGTCGTACTCACAGGGCCACTCCTTTTCATCGGCAAGTGCAATATCCCGCTGTAGCACCATCGCCGCGTAGCGCGTAGCGAAGTACCAGGGGCTGAGCTTTTCGTTGGGCAGGCTGGTGTGGGTAGCCATGAACCTCGTGTGTTGGACCTGCTTACACTAACAGCCTAGTACCGATTTGCGCCACGGGGCCGTTACATCGCTTAACAACCCCTGGGTGCAGCTGCGCCAGGTGCAAGAGGCGCTGGTTTTGGTGGGGTGGTCAAGAGCTTCGTAGATGCACTTGGGGGTGACGTACACGGCGCGAGCTGCTGCGCTGATCGAGGGATAGGTGGTGCCAGTCTCAACGCAGAGCACGGGGCGGCGCTGCTGGTGCTTAGGTAGCTCCAGCTCGGCGATCTTGGTGGCGAGCTTGGAATCGTCAAAGAGCTGGGTGAGGTTGGAGATGGGCAGGCCGCCGAAGAGGTGGGGGTGGGTGCCTGCTAGACGGCGAAGGTCGCAGCGTTTGAAGTAGTAGCGGTGGCCCTTGGTTTCGCCGAAGCGCTTGCCAGGCAGCAGCCCATTGCGCATCCACGTCTGCACAGCCTCGTAGCTGATCTCCATGAGCTGGCAGATCAGGCCGGCATTTACCCAGCGGCCGATAGCAGCGCGTTGTAAACCCAAGTCGTTGCACTTACGGCGCAGAGCGGTGGCGGTGCGGCGGGGGTAGCCGTGCTGGCGAACAGTGTTCCAGTAGACCTGAGGCAACACCGGCCATGGCACGTCCCCAGCCAACAGCTCCAAGGTGTCAAGCTCGTCGGTGGTCCAGACTTTCCCGCCCATAGGTTGTGCAGCATCGCTGCTTAGTGAAGTGTGGTAAGTGGCGCTAGTTAGCGCCTGATGCTGGCGTGGCCTTCGTCTTGCGAGCGGCGCCGATGGCAGTTAGCGCATCTGACGTCACATTTCTCAATCTCGGCTTTGATTTTGTTGACACCGCAGCGGTCGGCGACCATGCGGCTTATTGCGCCGTGCTTCTGCCCTGGATCGCGGTGGTCAAACTCAAGCACTCGGATGTCATTCTCGCCGCAGTCAACGCAGGGGTGCTCAAGCAGGTAGGCCCACACCCACATCCGCGCTCTGACCTTCCCGTGGTAGTCCTTTGCCCGCTGAGTACCCATGTGCAGGGACATGGCGATCAAAGGCATGATAGGGATAGATACCTGCTACACTCGCGCCTCAACCTCCGTTCCAGTGTCGGAGGACACCGGCCACGATGAAAGCGTTGGTGCCTAGGTAACTGAGCAGAATGGCGAGGCGCACCAGGGCAACACGGTCAGCAATCCGTGGATCGTGGTGCGCCTTTTCACCTAAAGCAAGGGCCAAGATGCGCCAACGGGTCATTGCTATTTGATCTTACTATAGCATTGTACACCTGCCTAGCTCTGTTTCGTTTGCACTAGGCCCACGTCCTCTGGTGCGTACGCACAGATCAGCGTCACATCTACACCTTGATCCAGTGCTTCGTTGACGATGTGCTGGAGCACCAACAGTCCGTCATCGCATTCCATCAGCTGGGCCTCCTCGACGTGCTTCACGCGGCCATGCTTGTACCAGCTAAGGCGCATAACCGCTAGCACCTCGTC